ATTACACTAAACGAAAACATCGTAGTTCAAAGATTTTTCAATGTTAGAGGATTTAATCCAAAGGCAAAAAATTCACTTGAAATTTACGAGTACGTAAAGGAGATCGTAGAGACACTTCATTATGATTTGAAAATGAAAACAGTTGTTTATATGTTGGACAACAAAGAATCAATCATACACGATCCGGCAGTAATGGAAACTTCTTTTACCGAAGGACCTGAAGTGTTCAACCTTATTGTAAAAAATGGAGATTATACACTTTGTCATAGACAATTTGATGGAAAAAGATATCCACCAAAAGTTCGTTATACAGTAGACGTTAGACCATATCTTAAAGAAATTTTGAAAACCTTGACTGACATTTTTTCAGAAACAAGATTAAATTTCAAATATCTTGGATATGAGTTGAGTAAGTAAGTATTTAATAATATAAGGGGTTCGTTTTAGTTATGAGTAAAAATTTTGATTATTTAGGTAATACCTTTCAAATTCAGTTAATCAATCAAATAATAGAGGACAAAGATTTTGCATCATCCATAATGGAGGTTCTTGAGAGTTCTTATTTTGATAACAAATACTTCAAAATTATTACCCAAATGATTAAGGAGTATTATAAAAAATACGAATCAACACCTTCATTTGATACTTTAGAACAAATTATAAAGTCTGAAGTCACTCAAGAGTTAGTTGCGAAAATAGTTCTTGATACCTTAAAACAAATCAAAACCGCACCTTTCGAAGGAACTACGTTTGTTCAAGAAAAAGGACTCAAATTCTGTAAACAACAAGAGTTACAGAAAGCGATGGAGAAGGCTCAAAAAATAATTAATGAAGGTGATTTCGAATCATATGATAAAGTTGAAGGTTTAGTTAGAGATGCTCTTCAGGTTGGAATATTAGACAAGGGTCAATCCGATGTTTTCAATGAATTGGAAACTGTACTCGATGAAGACTATAGACACCCTATTCCTATGGGAATTACAGGTATTGACAACTTACTTAAAGGTGGATTGGCTAAAGGTGAAATTGGGGTAATTCTTGCACCTACAGGGGTTGGTAAAACAACTGTGTTAACTAAAATTGCAAACACCGCTTTCAATCTTGGGTATAACGTTCTTCAAGTATTCTTCGAGGATAATCCTAAGATTGTTCAGAGAAAACATTTCACTATTTGGACAGGAATTGAACCTGATAATTTGGTTCTTCATAAAGAAGAAGTGATGGGAAAAATTCGTGAAATCCAAGAGACAATGAAAAATAGGTTGATTCTCAAAAAAATGGCATCTGATACGATGACTATGAATCAAATTAAAAACCAAGTTAGAAAAATTATTGCTGACGGTACCAAAATTGATATGATACTACTTGATTATATTGATTGTGTTTTACCAGAACAAAGTTCAAAAGATGAGTGGAAAGCGGAGGGTTCGGTTATGAGGGCATTTGAGGCTATGTGTCACGAATTAAATTTGGCCGGATGGACAGCAACTCAAGGTAATAGAAGTTCAATTTCATCTGAAGTTGTTACAACGGATCAAATGGGAGGATCAATCAAGAAAGCTCAAGTAGGTCACGTAATTATCACAGTGGCTAAGACATTACAACAAAAAGAAATGAACTTAGCAACAATAGCAATTACTAAATCAAGATTAGGAAAAGATGGTGTTGTTTTTGAGAATTGCAAGTTCAACAATGAACTACTTGAAATAGACACTGAATCCTCAGTTACATTCTTAGGGTTTGAAGAACAACAAGAAGAAAGGAAAAGAGATAGAGTTAAAGAGTTATTGGAAAAAAGAAAACAAAGAGAAAACCAAAAAACATCAAACTAAATATCTACTTTTTACAAAAAAAACTTATTTTTTTTTATCTAAAATTAGGTTCGCTTAACAGCAACCACTATATTTATTAAAAAAATCGTTGGTTTTTTAATAAAACAAAACATTACAAAAAATGGAAATATCTAATCGCATTTTAAGTGACATAACCGTATATATGAAGTACGCGAAATATGTTCCCGAGTTAAACAGAAGAGAAACGTGGAATGAACTTGTGACCCGAAATATGGAGATGCACATTAAAAAGTTCCCACAGTTAGAGCAAGAAATTAGAGAGAATTACAAGTATGTGTATACAAAACAAATTCTCCCATCAATGAGATCAATGCAATTTGCAGGTAAACCAATTGAAATTTCTCCAAACAGAATTTACAATTGTGCTTTTGCACCTGTTGATGATTGGAGAGTATTTTCTGAAATTATGTTCTTGCTTTTGGGTGGAACAGGTGTTGGATATTCTGTACAAAAACACCACGTTGATATGTTACCTGAAATCAGAAAACCTTCTAAAGAAAGAGGAAGAAGATGGTTGGTTGCAGATTCAATTGAAGGGTGGGCAGACGCTGTCAAAGTATTAGTTAAATCTTATTTCTTTGGTGGTTCACACATAGAATTTGACTTCAGTGACATCAGACCAAAAGGTGCAAGATTAATTACATCAGGTGGAAAAGCACCTGGACCACAACCATTAAAAGAATGTCTTATTAAATTAGAAGGTATTCTTGATGCTAAACAAAATGGTGAGAGATTAAGAGCAATTGAAGTTCACGATATGGTTTGTCATATTGCAGACGCAGTATTGGCAGGAGGTATTAGAAGAGCTGCTTTGATCTCGTTATTCTCTGCAACTGATGATGAGATGATTGGTTGTAAAAGTGGTTCTTGGTGGGAAACAAATCCACAAAGAGGTAGAGCAAATAATTCAGCTGTGTTGCTCCGACACAAAATTACTAAAGATTACTTTATGGATCTTTGGAAGAGAATTGAAGCAAGCGGAGCTGGTGAACCCGGAATTTATTTAACAAATGACAAAGATTGGGGAACTAATCCTTGTTGTGAAATTGCATTAAGACCTTTTCAATTCTGTAATCTAACAGAGGTAAATGTATCAAACGTAGTATCACAAGAAGATTTTGAGGATAGAGTTAGAGCAGCTGCGTTCTGCGGAACTCTACAGGCAGGATATACTGACTTCCACTACCTACGTCCGATCTGGCAAAGAACTACAGAGAAAGATGCTTTGATTGGAGTCTCTATGACAGGGATTGGATCTGGTGCAGTATTAAAGTTGGATATGAAGTCTGCGGCAAAAATTGTAAAAGAAGAAAACAAAAGAGTTGCTGAAATACTTGGAATTAACCCAGCGGCAAGAACAACAACAGTAAAACCTGCAGGAACAACATCATTAACTTTAGGTACTTCAAGTGGAATTCATGCTTGGCACAATGAATATTATATTAGAAGAGTGAGGGTTGGTAAAAATGAATCAATCTACACATACCTCAAAGATAATCATCCCGAATTAGTTGAAGATGAGTATTTCAGACCACACGATACTGCAGTTATTAGTATCCCACAAAAAGCACCGGAAGGGTCAATATTAAGAAACGAATCACCAATCCAACTCTTAGAGAGAGTTAAGAAAGTTCATACTGAGTGGGTTAAACCAGGTCATAGAACAGGATCAAATTCACATAACGTTTCTGCGACAATTTCGGTTAGAGAACACGAATGGCCTGCGGTAGGTGAATGGATGTGGGAAAATCGTGATCAGTATAATGGGTTATCAGTTCTACCATATGATGGAGGATCTTATATTCAAGCACCTTTCGAGGATTGTACTAAAGAAAGGTACGAAGAATTGATGCAAACATTACACGATGTTGATCTTTCAAAGATAGTTGAAGCTGAAGATAATACAGATTTGAGTGGTGAATTGGCTTGTGCGGGTGGTGCTTGTGTTTTAGTATAATACCTATGGAAAGTAAAAATAAAGAAAGGGAGAATCAAAATGAGATTCTCCCTTCTGATTATTATATAGAAAATAATAGAGTGGTTTTCACTGAGGAATACCATATAAGAAGGGGTCATTGTTGTGGTTCATATAATGGGTGTAGACATTGTCCATATGAACCTAAAGGTGTCAAGGGTAACACTATACTAAAAACATAGTCCATCTATATTTATGAAATATGGCAAATGGAGTAACATATGGATTAAATTTTCCGTTTCGTGATTCTAGAAAAGGTGATTACTTAGAACTTACAGAATTAGAGTCGGAGGAAATCAGGGCTGATCTCATTCATTTACTATTAACTAGAAAAGGGTCTAGATATTTTTTACCTGCTTTTGGTACTAGATTATACGAATATATCTTCGAACCTTTTGACGGATTAACATTCAGTGCTATTGAATCTGATATTAGAGATTCAGTTTCTAATTTCATGCCCAATTTAATTCTAAACAATGTTTCATTGGAACCTATAAGTACTGAGGATGAAGTCCCTGTAGGACCACCAGCTAGAGTAGGAACAGTTCAAGTATATGATATCTATCGAGTACCTGGTAAAGGAACGGCAGATTACACTGCAAAGGTAAGAATTGATTATACTATAGGAAATTCTGTATTTGCTCAAAGTGATTTTGTTATTATCAATATTTAATGTAGATGGCAAATAATAAAATTTCATACACAGTCAGAGATTATCAAGGAATAAGAGCCGAGCTTCTCAATTATGTTAAACAGTATTATCCCGATTTAATACAGGATTTTAGTGATGCTTCAGTTTTTTCTGTTTTTTTAGATTTGAACGCCGCGGTTGCTGATAACCTTCACTATCATATCGATAGAAGTATTCAGGAGACAGTATTACAATATGCACAACAAAGATCCTCAATATACAACATCGCGAGGACCTACGGACTAAAAATACCAGGTGCAAGACCTAGTGTATCTTTAGTTGATTTTTCTATTACAGTTCCTGCATTCGGAGATAAAGAAGATGAAAGATATCTCGGAATACTATTAAGAGGATCTCAAATTTTAGGAGCAGGACTTGTTTTCGAGAATATTGAAGACATTGATTTTGCATCACCATATAATTCATCAGGATTTCCAAATAGGTTAAAAATACCTAATTTCAATGCCAACGGAGTCTTAATTAATTATACAATAACCAAAAGAGAATTGGTTGTTAATGGTATAACTAAAGTATATAAAAAAGTTGTATTACCAACAGATGTTAGACCATTTTTAGAATTATTTCTACCTGAAAAAAATGTTTTAGGTGTAACAAGTGTGTTGTTAAAAAATGGTACAGATTATACAAATATACCACCAGCTTCAGAATTTCTTGGATTGGCAAATAGGTGGTATGAGGTTGATGCTTTGGCTGAGGATAGAATCTTTATAGAAGACCCGACTAAAGTGGCAGATCAACCAGGTATAAAAGTTGGAAGATATATTCAAACTAATAATAGATTTATTTCAGAATTTACACCTGAAGGATTCAAAAAATTAACTTTTGGTGGTGGATCATCTTCATCACAAGATCAACTTAATTTGTTTACTAATTTTGGTGTTGAACCCACAATACAAAGTTATTTTAATAACTTTTCTTTGGGATCTACTTTGACACCTAATTCTACATTATTTATTCAGTATCGTGTAGGTGGAGGACTTGGAACAAACTTAGGCCCTAATGTTATTAATCAGGTAGGAACAGTATCATTTTTTGTAAACGGACCATCAGATATTATAAATTCTTCAGTTCAAAATTCTTTGAGGTGTGCTAATGTTACTGCAGCAATTGGAGGTGCAAACCAACCATCTATTGAGGAAGTAAGGAATTATGTTTCATTCAATTTTGCAGCACAAAAAAGAGCGGTAACAGTTCAAGATTATGAGGCACTTATTAGAACGATGCCTTCACAATTTGGTGCACCTGCCAAAGTTGCCATAACCGAAAAAGATAATAAAATTAATATTGAAATATTATCTTATGATACCTCAGGTAAATTAACAAGTATCGTATCGAATACTCTGAAACAAAATATTGCAAATTACTTATCCAATTACAGAATGATGAATGATTATATTTCTGTTGTAACTGCAGAGGTAATTGATTTGGCGGTTGAGGTTTCTGTGGTATTAACATCAAGTCAAAACTCAGGACAAATAATTGCAGATGTGATTGATAAAGTTTCTGACTACTTTAATCCTTTGGTTAGAAATTTAGGTGAAAACGTTTACTTGTCAGAACTTAAAAGTTTAATTCAAAATACTAACGGTGTAATCACCATTACAGGTATAGATATATTCAATCAAGTTGGTGAACAATACTCATCCGCACAAACATCGATGCAATATCAAAACGAAGAAACAAAATTAATTCGTCCTGTTGATGATACATTGTTCGCTCAACCAAATCAGATCTATCAAATAAGATATCCTGCAAAAGATATTAGAGTAAGTGTTAAGAACTTTCAAAATGTGACTTTTACTTAATAAGTTTATTTATTCAACTATTAAGTTAAATTTTAATTGGTATTTTTTACCCTTAACTATTTATTCATTAAAGACCTGATGGGTTCAAGCTATAGAATTAAGACAGAACTTGGTACAACAAAAACAATAAATGTTGAACTTAATCAAGATTTTGAATTTTTAGAAATTCTTTCTCTTAAGATTCAACAAGACGATATCTATGATCGTAATTGTTCGGACTACGGATTAATTATTGGAAGAGTTACAGCTAATAACGGATTTGGTGTCCCAAATGCTAAAGTTTCGGTGTTTATACCAATTAGTGATGCTGACCAATCAAATTCAATTATCACTAGCATTTATCCGTACAAAAATCCATTGGATGTAAATGAGGATGGATATAGGTACAATTTATTACCATATGAAAAATCTTATAGTAAGCACGCAGCGACAGGAACTTTTCCAAGTAAGAATGATGTCTTAAGTAATAATACTGCGATAGAAATTTTTGACAAGTATTATAAGTTTACGGTCAAAACTAACGATAGTGGTGATTATATGATTATGGGAGTTCCCGTAGGTTCTCAAACTATGGTTATGGATGTGGACCTTTCAGACATTGGGGAATTTTCTTTAACACCACAGGATTTGATAAGGATGGGAAGAGCAACCGAAGCTCAAGTTGCAGGAAATACATTTAGAACATCTTCAGATTTAACCTCACTTCCACAAATTGTTTCAATTACAAAAAGTTTGGAGGTATCTCCTTTATGGGGTGATCCTGAATTATGTCAGTTTGCAGTCAACAGAGTTGATTTTGATTTGAGAGATGATGCAAATATTGACATCCAACCTACAGCCATTTTTATGGGATCTATGTTTTCAACTCCTGATAAATTCAGAGTCAGAAAAAATTGTAGACCGAGAGACAATATGGGTAATTTGTGTGATTTAACTTCTGGCCCTGGCCAAATATTGTCTTTAAGACAAACAATTAGAGAAGATGAAGATGGGTATCCAACATTAGAAACTTATAACTTAGAACAATCGGGCAATATTATAGATGAAAATGGTACTTGGGTTACTGAGTTACCTATGAATCTTGATTATGTTGTTACCAATGAGTTTGGGGAAAGAGTCTTTTCGCCTAATCCTGAAATAGGTATACCAACTAAAGGTAAATATAGATTTAAGATTAAATGGCAACAACCTAACAAATTAACCAGTAATACAAGAAGAGCATATTATTTAGTCCCTAACGTAAGAGAATATGGATGGTCAGGTAATACTGATCCGAACATATCTAATGTAAGTAATCAAGCCAAAAAAGAGCTCAAGGGTTCGTATTACTTTGGTTTGGAATGGAGTGGTTATACAAACCCAAGCTCCGCAGCAGCTTGTGATGATACTTTTTATGAATTTAACTATAACAGAGTTTACACAGTTTCAGGATTGATCGATCAGTGGAAAAAAGGTGGTAGGGGAAGATTTATAGGAATCAAAGAAATAGATGACGATAGTTGTGCGGACACAACAAACAAATTCCCAACTAACGACGGGTTTAGAAATTTTGACTTTTTGTTTTTTATTTTCTCACTTTTGTTTTTGCAAATCCAAATTATTGGAATTGTGTTATTAATAGTTTCTCATTATATTTTGTTTGTTTATAGTACTTTGATTAGTGCTTTGTGTTTTATTTGTGGTGTAAAAATATTGGGTGAAAGGCCATTCAGCTTCATATGTCGTAGATTAAATATAAAATGTGAAAGAAAAGATTTCACAATTAGATTACCAATGATTACATATCCCGAGTGTGATGCTTGTGAATGTAAAGAAACAAAAATCAGCGACATCCCAACTAATGGAGGGGCTTCTGGTGTTTTAAGTTATCTTTCATTTTCTTCATACTATGTGGATGGATTTCAAACTTATTTTGGAAATAATGAAGATGTAAACGAGTTGAGTACTGTATATTCTCAGGCAATAGCGGGTAATTCAGATAATATTACGAGTATAAATTCATATAAAACCCCTAAGTCTTCAGTTCTTAGACAACCAAGTGATAATAATAGAATTTTTGCTCTCACATATGATTTACCAATGGGAGAGAGAATAAATATTTTTAATAATAGGGACAGTTATTTTGATAACATAAACAAGATTAAAGTTACTTTTGCAAAAGAATCTAATTTAGGTAAGTTTCACTTCGATAATACCATAACAGTACTTTCGAATCAGTTTTTTGAATCTGGTCAATTACTTACATCAGTAAATCCTTTATCATCTACTGATACAAATTTTACGTATACTGCGGCAACAAATAGTGGAATCACTTATGGAATTTCAGGTACAACTCAAAAAGACCCATTCAATCTTACAACAAAATATGCTATAACACAAACAACAGACTCTACTGTAGTTTACTCACTTCCAACAGGAACAACTGTTGAAGCTCAAATATTTCCTATGGACAGAGAGTATTTTCAAGTTGTTACAGCAATTACTGTTTCACAAGCGGCAAAACTTTGGAATACAAATTCTTTACAGACGTTTCCGAATGTTTTAACATCACCCACTAATATCAGACATAGAAGACATAGAGACTTTCCGGGTGTTGGATATAGAGATATTGATGGAGGAACTTTTTATACCTCCAAATTATTTGAAAACTTTGATGACCAATATATTTTAATTTTACAAAGAGGTGTTGATCCTTATTCGCCAAAATATACAAATGAGTATGGTTTGGGGTTGATATTTGGAACTAATGTGGATGATCCTAATTTTACAATAACAGCATCAACCAGAACTAATATTCCAATACAAAAGGTTAACGTCGGATCAAATACAATTCCTCAATTTAACGCTTCCAACATTTATTATGGATCAAGTTTCTTTATACCTGGTAATGATTTCACTGCATTTACATCCTCGACCATTGCTTATTATAGTAAACTAGATGCGTCTATTAATTTTGGAATCATATCAATTTTAGGGGACGCACCATTCCAAGGAGCTACAGGAATAGTATCAATTACTTCTAATGATTTTTGGAGTTCAGCGGAAAATCCTGCGAAATATTCTAGTTCTGAAGATTTATCTGGAGGTTCATTTTTCTATGGTAATAACGCTTTTGGAGACACGTATAATTCTTTTGAATATGTATATCTGACTCTTAACTTATATCCGTCATTTTCAGGTTCTCCGATGACTATTAGTGATAAGACAAAGAATATTATCAGGACTGATAGATTACCATCATCCGATCAACTTGACGGATATAATTGGAATCTTAATCCTGCAATTTTACAACAGAACAATAATTTCATATTTTATGAAATTCCAGATCCTATAGAAGCAATATTGACTGATGTGTATTCCACGGGAGCACAACAGGTTCAACCTGACATAGAAGGTGAACCTTTAGCGTTGACTGTATTAAATAGTTTTGATTGTGCGGGGATGGTAGGATTGCAATGTTATTCAGGTGATAGTTATTCTTTCGGGATAAAAGAAGGTTGTGAAGCGACGGATTATGTTGAAAGAGGATGTTATGTTTTTCTAAAAAGACCAATTTTAGATTTGATTAAAGATATTAGAAATTATAATGAGTGGGGATATAGATTTAGATTTTTCTATGGATTGTGTAGAGGGGTTCTATCTCAATCATTTGTTAATAACTGGGTTAACGGAAGTTTATATGCGTTCCCAATTCAAGTGGATACCTTTTACGACAGACAAAATAAACCTGAACCACCAAGGTTCTGTAGGGATTTAATTTATTTTGATGAGTCCACAACAAATTTCTACTATAGAAGTAGTCCTTATAATTGGGAGAGCAATTCTTTCATTGGTAAAATATCGACTGCCCCTACTTCAGTAAACGATAGAAATCTTTTGTTCCCTACTACAATTATTAATTTGGGACCTAAAGATAGTTTTTGGTCTGAAATTTCACTTGAGCCTTCCTTCAAAGGATATATTATAGATCAGTTAGGCCCAACCAGCTATGGAGATACTTCAGATTTGGTTAATCTATTCGTGATATCAAGAATTACCGATGAAAACTTCTTACAAAGAATAGCATCTGTGGGTAATAATTCTCTAAACCAACTTTTTTCAAGAAACGGATCTGACAGAAGAATTGACGGAGACCTTGCACAGTTATTATCAATAAACTCTGAAGAAGGAGTAATCAAGTTCTCACCAGAGTTTTATGGATCTGAAGCAACTGTAGGAGATCCTATTGTGATTTTAGGTTCGTTAAATAATCCAACACTCGGAGTATTCTTCTCGTCCACAACTGAGGATTTACAATTTAAGGATTATCTTACTCCTGGTAGGATTGATTATAGACCAAGTAATAATGCAAGAGCTTTAGGGTATAATTACGGGATAAAATCACAAAGGGTTCCTTTTTACAGGTGGGAACTCAAAAATGGTAATTCCATTTTTGGTAGTGAAAGAAATGATTGGAAAACTAATTATTCTAGTAATCTGGGACTTACAGGTATATTCAGTAGAGAGTATCAATCATTAGATAGAACAGGAACTACAATACCATCTTATTTCATTTCTTCAAATGCACAAATAAACGATACTTATGCTAGAGGTTATATTTTTAACGTCTCTGCAGATACTGTAAATAACAACACCATTTATTCTCCTTATGCGGGAAATTGGAACGGATCATTTTTAGTTGGTGCACCATTCCATTTTTATTTTGGTACTGTTGTTGGAGGAACTGCGATCGATAGATTCAAAGAAAAATATTCAGTGAATGAGTAGTTATACGATCATACCAAGTGAATTACGATATCAATCGGCACCAAGTGTTGATCAGAAAGTTACTATATCATTGAATGAATCACCAAAAACATTAGTCGAGTATGATAGAAATTCTAATGTTAGCTTGGCTCAAGTCTTTGAAGATGAAAGAAATGCTTCATCCACTTTTAGACCTACGTTTAAGTTTTCATTCCTTTACGAGAATACTTTAACAGGTACAACGTCTTATTTGCCATTTCAATATAATTTGTATTATGTCGATAATGAAAATTCTACGGTAAGTGGTATTTGGAAAGGATACCCTCAATTTTTTGAGTTTGACGTTTTAAGGGCTGATATGGACAATCAACACATAAATTATAAACCTATCAGTGCTTACTCATATAATTGGTCGTTCTATCTCACATACCCTTTCAAGAATGATTACAATAAAAAAATGCAGGCGGTTATTAATAACAATTCATTTAACTGGATTGCGAAAGATGGAATTCCTTTTGTTATTAAAAACACTACTGAGAATGGTAATCAAGTAATTGCTTTTGAATGTATTGCACCTCACGGACTTACTGTTGGAGAATCTGTGGAATTATCCATAAATTATGGAAGAACTAATATTTTTCAAGTTTATTCCTTAGGTAATGGAATATTAGGTAGTGACCTTACAATTTTCAATATTTTCAATATTGGATATACAGGAAATACTTTTGCAAACTCTGTAACAGGAACATTCAAAAGGATTATTAATAGTAGAAATATACTTGAAACCAAATCTGAATACTATGTCAGACAAAATAAAACTATGACTATGTCTTCAGATGCCATCATAACTAAAACAGGATTTGAAAAAAATCCCTTTTTAGATGAAAGGAAATTTGAGTTTAGTTCTATCACACCAAACAATTTATCGAGAGTATCTCAAAAAACAAGTTCTAATGTTTATTCAATAACATTTAAGAGAGATGTTGATTTAGGTGGTATCATTGATAATCAAAAAAGACCCGTCAGCGAACTATTTCTTACAGTAATAAACAAAGGATACTCAGGATATTTCAATAAGCCAATTAATGGTGTTGGATTAAAACAAGGATGGAAGTTCAACATTACAGAACCAATAAATTATTGGTGGAATGATACAAATACAGACTCAAATTCTAATGTACCTGTATCTTCTTACACACAAACAAGTGGAGTAACCAAAACCTTTTACTATAACCAAGATCTACCAACAGGAACAACAATAGATGGTGACTTTTGTGAATGGAATAACTATGAACAAAGAGAAAGGGTTGTATCACATTATTATCAAAAAATAAAATATAATCAAGATAACTTTCAGGTTACAAATACTGCAGATCAAAATGCTCCTGGGTTTTATTATCAATCACACTTTCCTCTAACTGTAAGATCATTTTCGAGTTATATTGAAGTAGGAGATGTTGATTTTGTAGATCAAGTTCCGACTTGGTCGTATTTTTCTAATGCTGATCAACAATTTAGATGGAGAGATTTATATTCTTATGGATTCATTGATTCAGATAATGTTGGAGTAGATTATCCATTTTTGAATGATACACACTATCCATTCTCAAACACAATATTTAGATTAACAGCCGATAATTCAGGAATTAATTTTAATGACGGATTATTAGGAATAAACATACCGTACCAACCTATAATAGATAAATGTGAGTAAATATATTTTTACACAAAACGGATTAGAGACATTTAACATTAATGTACCAATTCAGTCAACGTGGGACTTTGAAGGGTTGGATGATGCTATTGATGAATATGAAGAAAGAGCAATTGCTGAGGTTGTTGGTGTTGGGTATGATTTCGAAGTTGATCGTTTTCCCCATAGTCCTTATGGGAATAATCAAACTGATATTAACTATGAGTTTTACTTTTTCTCAGGAGGATCCTTGAATACAGAATCGAGTTGGCAAATAAGTTATTTGGGTGAAGGATTTACGACACAAGATGTTTATTACTATAGTAATAAATTTACAAGATCTTTTTTTAAGTTGGACTTTTATGATACTGTTGACGAAAAAAGACAAAAAAATTATTTCACAATAATATTGCCAACACAACAAGGAGATGTGATGCCAGCACAAATCTCAGAAACTCCTGTTTATATTAGAAAGCCAAAATATAAACTTGATTACATTGGAGACAAAGAAGGGTTTTTTATCTATTGGTTAAAAAACTTAGAGTTTATACCAATTAATACCTTTTATATGACGGCAAAATTTTACAACGCATCTACAGGACAATTTACCAAAATGATGAACAAACCACAATCAACTATTAATGGTAACAAATATGAGTTCGATCAGATAACATATTTTTACTATAGAGTTGTGTTAAATTATGTTGATCAAAATTATTCAGTGTTACCTCTATTCTCACAAAACAGAGTAGGATTGTCAGGTCAACCTATAAAATGGTATGAATATGTAAACCCGCCCGCTTAATGGATTATTACAATATAATAATATCACCAGAAACAATTAAATCAGACTTGACCAAGGTTAATTATCAAGGTCAACAGGTAGGGGTTTATTCTGCTATGACTCAAGTTGTTACTGGTGGAACAAATGGTAATTCAATTCTTACGGGTTTAACCATTCCAATATTATTTAGACAAAATGCAAATGATATAGGTTATTATTCTCCTTTTGATGGTGCAATTTATCAACAAGATGTCGTTACAAATTTTATATTCTCCGCAACTACAGGAAGCCCTTACACGTATTATGTTTACAATACCTCAGATCAGTTTCAAAAGTTCTTAGATCTATCATCTTATGTTGTAGATTGGGGTGACGGTTCACCTCTTGAAACAATATCTGCATACACTCCAAACAATATTTCACACACTTACGCAACATCGAATAACTCGTATACGATTACTATGATACAAAACAATCCTTGGGGACAGGTCAGAGTTCAAAAGACGGTAACAACACCTTTCAAAAATCCGATAATATACAATCCTTTAGGTAGGGCATTTTTTTCTCCTATGACAGGTAGTTGGAGTTCTACTTCAGTAAGTTATGATTTTATATTTTCTGGTGATCAATATAATGAAGTTTCTAAACAAGTTAGTTCTGACTACACAACAATACCATTTGTTGTTTCAGGAGAATGTGGATCAAGAATCAAAGAATTATCTTTTTATGGGTTCCCGACATATAGACCAGGAGTACCTGTTATCAGAAACAATCAAATATGGGGTGTTTTGTCTGCAGTGTCAGTTGATTTTACGGCATATACAATTCAGGATGTTAATTACTATGATTTGAAAGATGGAACTACAATATTTTTTGTACAGTCTTCAGGATTCACAGAAGATAACATAACTGCAGAACCTTTAACAAAAGATGAGTCACTTATGAAAGTGATTGATCAAGCTCAAGTTCTAACGAATGTATATGTTGAGAGGGGAAAACAAAGTGCGTATGAGAGGGTACAAAGATTGGGTGAGGTTGATAATTTAGGAGATATGATAAATTATGGTTATGGGTTT